ACGTAAGAGCCGCGGTGGGAAGACGCCACCTGCACCTAAGGCGACCGTAAAGCGTCCGCGTGGACCGCGTACGCCTGCACAGCAGGCAGGGATAGCTAAGACGCGGTTCAGTAAGCACACAAACACGAACAACGCGCAGATCTGGCATGACCTCTGTGTAGCGACAGGTGACGCGGACCGCGTGAAACTGTGCGTCGGTACGCTTAAGACTGCAGGCATGCGTATCGCTAAGGGTACCGTAAAGAACTGATTCGCTCTGTAGGCGACTGGCACGCTATCGGCCGACCCTAGTTAGTCGGTAGCGTGCGGGATGCCCTACAGGCATCGCACACACACACACACACAGAAAGATGCACACAATGACACAAGAGCTACATATCAATAGGTTTGGCGACAGATTCCTAGGCTACATAGGCGTCCGCGGTGATCGTGATCTGGAGTCTGCAGAGCGCGAGATCCAACGCTACATGCCGCGAGGCTACACAACGGAAGGCTCTGCAGAGGGCGGTTTTTGGAACTTGCGCCTACACGCGGTAACTGTGTGGAGCTATGACACAGACGATGCACATGATCGTTATGTGCGGGACCGTCTGGCATCGGGTTTGTGGTTTCTGCAGGATCACTCTGCAGAGGAACGCGCCGAGTGGATTGCGTACCGTCTGCAGGATGACCGTCTGCCCTTCTACACAGAGGACGTTCCTGCGCCCTATTTCGGGGAGCGGTGGGAGCGATGCCGTCGCTTGATGGGTGACGTGGCGCAATGATCATGCTTGCTACAGACACCGCGCCTACAGGCATCGAAATACTGGAAACCATAAACACGCTAGGGACGCGGCTACAGAAGGGCACGTCGCCTAGGACTACAGGCAAGGCTACACAGTACGTGCCGATACGTACGGGGCCGCGTGATCGTTACGTTCGGGTCACGTTCGAAATAGTCGAGGCTCTGTAGGCGACATGGACGCCACACACACAGCGTGTGTGTGTGGCGTGCGCGATGCTCTACAGTAGACATCACATACACAAGGAGATATACAGAAATGGGAAATTACAGGATCGATGGGACGCGGTTGCCTGCAGGTGATTCTGCAGCGTTGCTGCAGAGCGTGTCGCAGATGGTTGGTGGCGGACTTTCCGCCTACTTGTTGACGCCACAGCGGGCTGTGGGCAAGCTGCAGAAGAATGAGTCTGCACAGGCGCCTGATGGTGCTCTGTGGGTCGACGACGACGCTACAGAGTGGGAGCAGGCGATCTGCTACATGTTGCCGCACAGGCTAGGCGGGCTTCTGTGGCGTGAGACTGTGCCGCAGATGTGGCGTGACTCTGTAGAGATGCTGTTCGAGAACATGTGTGTACACAGCACACAGGGCTGCAGGGGAGCTTGTCTGCACACTGCAGGCAGGCTCGCGATGGCGGAGCGTGCGAAGCTTGCACGAACGGCTCTGTACGCAAACACGGGTGCTACTACAGACGGTGCGCCGTCGTTGTTCTGGTCGCAGATGGCTGCAGAGGTTCGGCGGAACAAGGCTCGTGTAGAGCGGAAGGGCAAGCGTCTGTGTGTGCGAATCAATGGCACAACGGATGTGAATGTGCCTGTGTGGCTCACAGAGCAGTTCCCGTCTGTGGTGTTCACAGACTACAGCAAGCGTCATGATCTGCAGATGGGTTGGGCACGTCCGAACCTGTACAGGGTGCTGTCGGCGACTGAGAACACTACAGACGCCGAGATTCACGCCGAGATCGCTGCAGGGCGAAACGTGGTGATCCCGTTCACTGTGCGACGCGGTGAGGATCTGCCACAGACGTACGTGGGCCACAGAGTGATCGACGGCGACAAACACGATCTGCGTTTCCGTGATCTGCAGGGCGTGGTCGTCGGGTTGCGCTACAAGCTGCCCCGCGGCTACAAGAACATCGATCACAAGGGATTCATCAGGAACCCGTCTGCAGAGGTTGCTGTGACGTTCGCCTAGTCGGTCTGCAGACGACGTGCAGCATGCCGCGGTACCCCCGTGGCGTGTTGCCCGATGCTCTACAGCGTCAATCAAGGATGCGATCCCGCATCCCTACACAAGGAGACATACAGAAATGGCTACAGAACAGACAGTTACATTCACCTACTCAAAGGGTCTAGAGATCTCTGTGTCGCTGATGGATCTGCGCGCTGCACTGATCCATGATCAGCGGATCGCTGCACAGGAAGGATTCCGCGGTGTGGCGGCTCGGGCTGCAGAGGTGCTCGCCGAGATCGATGCCGCTGTGCAGGAGAACGAGTCTGCAGGGCGGGTCTCATGGGCGACGATTGTGATCAAGGGCAGCCGTCTGTGATAATCAACTGATACAGACGACGGCGACGGCATCGCCTGCAGAGGTGGTGCCGTCGCCGATGCTCCGCATCACACACACACACACACAGGAGGCCGCCATGACTGGTGGAGGATTTGATAGCTACACAACGAAGGTCGAGCGCAACAGGGCACGCCTAGCGCAGGGCCAATGCACACACTGCAGGCCAAACAGGGGTTCCTGTGACGGCAACGAGCGCGACGGCAAGTGGGTCTCTGTGGGAGATCGTGCAGAGTTCCGACCATCGAAAGACAAGCGCCGCAAGTGATTGCAGCGGGATCTCTGCAGGTAGCGATATCTGTAGAGATCCTGAAGCACTCCGCTTCACACATACAGAAAGGATCGACTCATGTCGACCACACACACCATCCCTACAACCATCAACGGCCACACTCTGGTCGCTGCGATTGTGCAGCCTGCAGGATTCGGCACTGTGCAGGTTCTGCATGGCATCGTGGATGCCCCAGACATGTGCACAGGCTCCCGCAACCCCGCGCAGCGTTTCGTGTTCTTCACAGATGCACGACTCGACGACGACGACGCGCGAGGTTGGGGGAGCGGCTCCTATGACCTCGACTGGGTGGACGCTGTAGACCGTTTCCAGTTCTTCTGCCGACGCCTGCGCGACATGGACGTCACTGTGTGGCAGTCGGATGACATGCCTGCAGAGTTCGCCCCTTACGGCAACGATGCCGAGGACGCGGCGTTTGCCCGTCGCGCTGCACAGGGCTGAGTACAGCGGGATCCCTGCAGGCATTGCTGTCTGCAGGGATCACGAAGCACTCCGCTTCACCTACACAAGGAGATACACACAATGTTTGGATACGACGAAGAGGCAACCATTCAGGATGCCGACATCGAGATGGCTCTGTACGTCGAAGAGGCACGCCACGGTGCGGCTCTGCGTCGCAGCGGGATCTGCACCCACAGCTCCAGCCTGGGCACAGGCAACGGCGAAGGCCACCTGCAGGGCGGGGCGTACTTCCCCGAGCAGGTCGGCATGCCCGAGGGGTCTGTGCTGTGTACCGTGAAGAACGGCTGCGGCAAGCTGTTCGCCACACAGGGAGACTACGACGACGCCTGCGAGAACGTCTGGCGCTAGGACACAGAGAGAGGATCTCTGCGGGGAGCCTTCCGCCTACGGTGTGAAGGTTCCCTGAAGCGATCCCGCTTCACAGATAAGGAGATACACACAATGATCACACTCACATCCACATGCAACGACTGCAGCTCCATCCAGTCTGTAGAAGTCTCCGCGACCAAGTTCGCGGCGTACAAGGCAGGCGGCAACGTCAAGACGCATTTCCCCGATGGGGACTGGCACCCTGCACACCGCGAGATCATCATGAACAACGTGCCACGGCCTGTGCAGTTCTACCTGTGCCCGACGTGCTGGCTGTACATGGAAGAAGGCGACCACGGGCCACACAACCCCGACGACGGCGAGTGGGCCAGCGACGGTCCTGCAGGCGACTCCGCTCTGCGGGACTGAACAGCATGAATCGCATCTACGACATCGCATTCGTTGCCGCACTGCTTGCTCTAGCAGCCCTTGTGGCGACTCGCCTGCCCTACGTTCTCGGGCCAGATGCCTGCTGGACGTCCTGCACATAGGGGCTACTACACAGAGCGTGTTTGTACGGGGCTGGAGGGCTGCGTTATAATGAGAACGCAGTTCTCCAGCCTTGCATTCGCGGCTCCCCTCAGGGAGCCGCTCATTAAGAAAGAACCTACACAAGACGGCTGCTGTAGCAGCCACAGAAAGAGAGCAGATATGAACACATCACTGGGAGCGTTCTGGGCGATCATGGTCATGATCATGATCGTAGGGAGCTGGATCCTGGCCCTGTACCACGAACGTGAGAAGAGGCAAGCCGCCGACGGCGAAGCCTTCGGCCATGTGCTGGAAGCAGCCATGCACGGCAACTTCGTGCAGGGCCATCAGTTCACAGACGCAGACGTTCTGCACGAACGTCCGCTGCTGCCCACAGAGTACCCCGAAGTTCCCAACGACTATGCAGACTGGAAGAAGACATGAACCACTCAGACCGATCACAGGCAGACAAGCATCAGGAACGCGTGGAGCGTGCCCGTGGCATCCACGGCACCCTCGCACTGAGCATCATCGCTGAGGAGAGGGACGGCAACGAGCCTCGACTCTTCTGATTGTACGACACCGTCCCATGCCTGATAGGGTGATGGGGCACCACTCGCCGAGCAGATCGCTCGACCAACATAAGGAGGTCGCCATGAGCGACACAGACACAGACACATCAACTACAGACACAGACAAGCCACTCAGGTGCGGGAACGGCTAGGACTGATGCCAGCGTGCAGGGCACAGGGCCACAGCGGCTCTGTGTGTTGCACGAAGTTATCAATCCCGACAACTTCACACACATGTACCTGGGAGGTACACATAATGGATATTCCCTTCGAATCTGAGATCAACATCGATGCAGACGAACTGGTCGAGGAGGCCCGAGAGACCATCGAGAGCATCATCGATGGCTACCTCGCCGACCGAGACGAGGATGCGTCGGAGCTGAGTGCTCAGGACATCCGCAACCTGATCGCCGAGGCACAGGCTGCCTTCCTGCAGAGTGCAGCGTTCCGCCACGAGGTCAGGGAGGCAGTCAAGACGATGATCACCAGCGGCTTCCTCGTACTCAAGGGGAACGTCTCCATGTACAGCGGCCCGTCCGATCTGGCCTGACAGCAGCGTCGATGTCACACGGTCTGCGTACTGTGTGGCATCGGCGAAGTCTTCAGACTTCACACACACATGACCACAGGAGGTCACATAATGGGAGCAATCCCCGAAACCATGATGAGCAACAGCGGCACCACGCCGTGGCACGGCATCGGAACGGTCATCGACCGCTTCTGCACAGGCCGTGAAGCTCTGCACCTAGGAGGCATTGCCTGGGGCGTCCACAAGTCAGCCCTGCTCTGCACCAACAGCTACACGCCGTTGGAAACTCACGTCGCTTTGAAGACGACCGAGGGAGCCGTGCTGGATGTCGTTTCACCCAAGTACGAGATCCTGCAGAACACGGAGCTGGCCGACATCGCCGACGAGCTGGACCTGAGCGTCCAGACCTGCGGCCAGATGTGGGGCGGCAAGTTCGTCTGGATGCTGGTCGACTTGGGCGAGTCGCCTCGCTTCGACGGCACAGACGAGGCCATCCACCGTTGGCTGCTCATCTCCACATGGCACGGCAGCGGCTCGTTCCGCATCGAGGGTGTCAACATGCGAGTCGTCTGTGAGAACACGCTGAAGATCGCTGTCTCTGGCGGCGAGCTGTTCCACAGCATCCAGCACCGTTCTTCTGCACATGAACGTCTGGCCGAGGCGAAGGTTGCACTCGTGTCGACGTACACAGCGTTCGACGAGTTCGATGCTTGGGCTGCAGGGCTGATGGACAAGGCGTACAGCCGTGTCTCCTTCGGCGAGGAGCTGATGCCAGCGTTGTTCCCCAAGCCCGAGGGTGAAGCCACAGACCGTGTCAAGGCAAACTGGATGGAGCGACGTGCAGACATGCGCCGCATCTTCGATGGGCCGACCATCGGCTCACAGGAGACTGCATGGCACTTCCTGCAGACGGTCAACGAGTACGAGCTGCACGTACAAGGCAACGACAAGGGCCGTCAGGCTCGGGTCGCTGGCAACTGGGCCAAAGACAACTTCCCGCTGACCAACAAGGCCGCACGGATCCTCGTTCGAGCCTGATAGGCAGCCTCTGTGGGGCAGGAGCGTCATGCTCCTGCCCCGCACCAACCGTTCACACACAGACAGAGAGAGATACCGATATGACCGATACGACCAAGCCAATATGCCCTACATGTGAGGGCTACATACCCAACAACGACACGCCAGGGCTGTACCCAGGAGCGTTGTCCCGCAAGGACAACAAGACCATGGTCTGCTCCGCATGCGGCACAGCCGAAGCGATGGACGACTTCGCAGCGTCACTGATGCAGCAGGCAGCAGGCATCAGATGAGGCTCGTGTTGAACGTCCACCTACGTGACGGGCTGCCCGAGGGCAAAGCCGTGTACCTGAAGCAGATGGAAGGCATCGCCGAACAGATGCTGGAAACCTTCCAAGCGAACGACAGAGATGAGTGGTGGGTCACAAGCGTGGCCGTGCAGCCTGCACCCAAGCCGCTCATGCACAGTCGAGACTTGTAGGCGACAAGCAGCCCGCCGTCCCACACAGGGGTGGCGGGTTGCCTGATGTCCGCAATAGTTGGATTTCAAGTCCCGCAATCATAGGAGTACACAATGAACACATCAGCAATGATCTACCCTGCAGACCCACATGCAGACCCAGACGAATGCGAGCCAGGTATGGGGATCGAGATCATCCTCGGTTTCGGTGAAGGCAACGACGTTGACGTAGAGATGCACGCAGACGATCTCCCGTCAGCAATCGCAGCCGTACGCAAATGGCACGCAGACCGATCCCTCGGATGCCCCGACATGTTTGTCGTCGTAGACGAAAAGATGTCGTTCTGGGTCAGCGGAGGGCCAGCACACAGGCCCAACACCCGCCCAGCACGCCTCGGGCTGGACGGCTGACATGGGCTACATGGACAACGTCGAGATGGCCGACATCCTCGCAGGAGGCCCACGCAGGGATCTGGACGATGTCATCATCACAACTCCTACGCACGTACATGGGGGCGTCTACAGAGTGCCTGAGGAGCTGCCGCTGCTCGACTACCTAGAGCAGCAGGTTCGTGTCCATGACTTCGCAGAGATCATGGACGAGTTCTACGAGTGGGTCGAGGAGGACCGCTACCCTGTGTGGATAGAGATCTTGGAGGCGTACAAGATCCACAACGAGTCACCCGACCAGGCCCGAGGACCGCACGGGATCAGGTCTGTGCGACGCATGTACAACAAGTACGGCGAAGCTGTGTGGCGTGCGAACCCACACCTGACCAAGGCAGACGTGTACAGACACATGGTCGACATGGGGTTCGACGGCACCCAGTGGGCGTTCTACCAGTTCCTGAACCGCAACGGCGGCGACGCCGCCACCAACACAGAACGCACCCGCCTCGCCCGAGGGAAAGGCCGCAGGCCATGAGGAAGACGTACACGTTCCGTCAGTCGTGGGCCAAAGACTTTCTGCTGTGCCCCGAGCGCAGCAGACGTTCAGCGTTCGATCCCGAATGGGACTCGCCAGACACAGACGCCACAGTGCTGGGCACAGCCCTGCACGAGTACATGGAGTCACGTCTGCACGGGCTGAGTCACAGCGAAGCCGAAGAGGACGCTGTGGCGTGGCTCGACGCACGCATGGAAGCCGAAGACTTCGAACGGATCCAGATCAAAGGAGACGACACCCTGCGAGGAAAACTGGTGGGCTGTGCATCGCGCATGAACGTCAGCGTCGTGCCATCGATCCCGCCAGTAGACCCTGCAGAGATCGAACGCCTCTTCAACGTCCCCCTCACAGCCGACGGCACCATACGCCTCAAGGGCGCATGGGACGCACGCGACATCAACGGCCGTATCTGGGACTGGAAGACCGCAGCCCAGATCGAACGCTACCAAGGGTGGGAGATCGACCGCTGGCACGTCCAGCCCACCTTCTACTGTGTCGCAGCTACCATCGTTGACCTTGTCGAGGCGCACGGCGAAGACGCAGCCATGGAGCTGATGTGGAAAGAAGCGCCTACGAGCGCGATGGCCGAGGTCGACTTCACATACGCAGTCGTGTCCAAGTCCACACAACCCATCGCCAAACTGTTCCACACAACGCGCAACATCGGGCACGCCTCATGGCTTGCAGAGCAGCTACGCTCGTTCGTGACCCTGTACGAGGGCGTAGGTGTCGACCACGCTTGGCCCAAGAACGACCAGCACGCTCTGTGCAGCGCCAAATGGTGCCCAGCATGGAACGACTGCAAAGGCAAACACTTCGCACAATGATTGTACGTCACTGCAACAGTGGCTGTACCTTGTAGATCTGAGCAACGGCAAGCAGAGTTCGTTGCCAGTACCGCCCATAGGAGGGCACACATGAGTAAGAATGACTTCACACCCAAAGACCAGTTGATTGTCGCACAGGTCTGCGTCAAGGGAGCGATCGAGATGATCGTTGCCGACAAGACAGACCAGCCGCTCGCTGCGGCTGCAGCGTACATCGAGAAGGTCGTATGGGATCTTGCAGGTAGCGGAGGCTGGGCCACCGATACCGTGCTGCAGGCCGTCCCAACCCCAGCCCCACAGGTCGTCCCACAGAGCGGCCCCGATGCCTTCGCAGACGCAGCCCGTGAAGCCTTCGGAGGCGCACAGGTCATCACGATGCCACAGGGCAACGTAGCGGCCATGCCGCCACACTCGGGAGACTCCCGAGACAAAGCAGAGAAGGCAGCTAACAAGGCGTGGGGCAAAGCCCGCTACGCCATCGCCCCAGACGAGTTCTGGGACAACCGCCCCAAGAAGGCCGCTGGCGAGTACAAGCCCACCAGCCCCGACTTGAAGCACAAGGATTCAGCCCTAGCCCTCTGGCTGGACTAGGTCCATGAAATGGGCAGGGGTGCAGCTTCACAGCCGCCCCTGCCCGCTCCAACCCACACACCCGCCTACTGGGAGGTAGAACCGTGGCCATGCCACAGATCCTTGACGACGCCCAAATCGAAGCAGCAATAGCTGCACAACAGACCACCTCCCATGGCACGGGGTCAGATGCAGACGGTAATGATCCGCCCGTGTCTGACCCCGAATGGAGGTTCGTTCGCCACCTCGGGTCCGCAGTCGACCCGCTGGTCGACGCCCTGCAGAACGTCGACGGTCGCCTCATGTGGGGCATCCGAGACATTGATGTCATGATGCGAGGCGTAGGCGACGGTGACCTGTGCTTCGTCACAGGCCGCGCACACAGCGGCAAGACACAGCTCGTCATGCAAGCCATCTGCAACAACGCCCACGGCCGCTTCATCCTGTTCACACCCGACGAGATGGCAGAGCTGGTACTGATGAAACTCGCAGCCATCATGCGAGGACTGAACCCCGAAGACGTTGAGCAGGCCATCAAGGCAGGCGACAACGACATGATCGACACCCTGAGAGCAGTCGCTGTAGACGACTTCCCGAACCTTGTAGTCATAGACGAGGGTCTCGACTTCGATGACATGGGCAAAGCCGTCATGGAATGCGAACAGTATTGGGGTGCGCCTACACAGGGAGTCTTCATCGACTATCTGGAGCTGATCCCAGGCGACGGCGACCACGACGGAGTGACATGGAAGGTGCAGGAGCTGAAGCGTTTCGCCAAGTCAGCGAAACGCCCCATCGTCTGCCTGCATCAAGGCAAACGCTCCGACCGAGGCACAGCACGAGGCATGGATTCGATGCGTTACGGAGGCGAGAACGAGGCCACCTACGTGGTCGAAGTGTTCCGCAAATGCCAAGACGAGTCGCTGGACGCCTATGAACGTGAAGCGGAGAAGAACACGATCACCGTAGGTGTCGTGAAGAACAAGCGTCCCCCGTCGAAGACGGGCTATGTGGACCTGCACATAACGTCACAGACAGGGGCGATCCGTACGCTGCAGGACGGCGACGGGTACGTCCCGCCGCCCGACGACGGTGCAGGGCCGACCACAGACAGGGCATCACACAACGCTGCCGCTCTCACAGCTCTGAAGGAAGAGGTGAGTGCAGCGCAACCAGCCCCCACTCCCATCATTAACCGCCCGATGTTCTAGGAAAGACATGAAAGAAACATTCATTGCCCTCTTTGGCGGCAACCCTGCCGTGATCGGCACCGAGAAAGGCGGCTGCGACCGCAGCCCGCACAAGACGCTAGAAGCCCAAATTAGGTGGTGGGTCGAACAACTAGAGCAGCACCTAGACGGCGGGCCACAAGCAGGCGTCTACCCCATGGTCAAAGCCCCCACAGGGTTCGTTGTCTGCTGGGGCTGCATCGACGTAGACGAGGGCGAAGAAGCTTCGCTGATCCACGCCCGAAACATCACGACCGTTCTCGCCAAGTTCGGGATCACAGGATGGATCGAACGATCCCGCTCAAAGGGCTACCACGTATGGGTGTTCGCTGACGGCTGGCTGCCCGCAGAGTTGATGCGCCACGCACTGCTGGCAGCAGCACAACTAGCACAGGCACCAACCCGCGAGATCAACCCGAAGCAAGCAGCTCTCGCTGACGGTGCCGTCGGCAACTACGTGCGGCTGCCGTACCCAGGAAACAACCCAGGCGAGGCAGAGCATCGACGCATGATTGTCGACTGCACACTGGAAGACTTCGCCAACCAGGCAGCAGCCTCGACCGTTAAAGCCGCCCAGCTAGAACCCCTAGCTGCCCTGTATGACGCCCCCGTGCTAGTGACAGCCAAGAACTTCGGCACAGGATCCGTCACACGCAACAAGTCGTCCCGCAACCGCCTCTCAGGTCTAGCGTTCCACATGTACACGCAAGGTGCAGGCCGCTCCGACGACCGATCCGAATGGCTGTGGAGCTTCTCTCGGGAACTAGCCAAATGCGACTTGAGCTTCACAGAAGCACAAGGGTTCCTGTACGAAGCGCACGACCAGCACGCACCCAAATGGGTGGCCCGAGCAGACCAGGGACGCCCACAACTCGACAGGATGCTCGCCAAAGCATCTGGCCAAGCCGCATAACACCAAAGGAAACCATGGGATTAGTAGTACTACCGCCAGAAGAACGACCACTGAACTTGCCTCCCGAGGAGCGCAAAGACATACGAGGCGACGAGCTACCCGAAGAGTGGATAGCTCGCATACTCGGACCACGCCGCTACAGGTATTACACGAAAGGAACATGATGAATCTAGAAATAAGTGACACAGCCATCCTCGTTTGCGGAGCGATCTGGGCTGTGATGTTTGTCTCCCTGGTCTGGTACTTGGTTCGCGACGAACTGAACCCCGCAGACTCGCCCAAGTCGAAACGCTGGTGGCAAGAAGATGACTGACGACTGGAGAACATCAGCGAACTGCCAAGGCAAAGACACCACAGCTTTCTTCAGCCGAGATCCACAGAAAAGACAAGAATCCCTAGCGACATGCGGCGCCTGCCTCGTAGTAGCCGACTGTCTGCAACATCGCATGGAAGAGATGAAAGAAACGCCACTAGATGACTGCGGGATCTACGGTGGTACCACCCCAGCTCAACGACACAGGCTCAGGGGCAAGGACACCAGACGCAAACCCAGAACGGTTTCCCGTTGATCGGAATTAAAGACCTCAGTTTGGCAGAACTGCGCTCCGTCAACAGAGCAAACAATCTCCCAGACAGCTACTGGCGTCCAACGCTGGAGGCACAGGTCTTGGAGCACTACAGAGGAAAGGCTACCTATGTCACGTAAACCGATGCGGACCTACATACAGATAAAGCCCAGAGTTAAGCAACGGCCACGGCTCGGTCGCCGAGGGCGTGTCTTCACGCCCGCAGCGACACAGATACACGAGGCTGCGATAGCTGCAGCGTGGAAGACCAGATTCGGTCGACGCAAACCACTAGAAGGACCAGTGAAAGTCACGGTCGACTTCGACAAGAACGGCATGTGGATCGAAGTTGCTCCTACAGAGCTGCCAACTGTGCTGCGAGGCGACATCGACAACTACATGAAGGCAGTGCTGGATGCCCTGAACGGGATCGCTTACTTGGACGACGGCCAGATATCTGTATTAGAATCCACAACCACAGGACACCTGTGGATAAGTGAAAGCGGCGACGAAGAAAATGACTGATCCCAAGACACTGGCAGAGCTGTACGAAGATGGCGAACTGATGGGCGAATACGGCACAGTCGGTATCGACTGGGGCAAAGACGCCGATGAACTGATCGAACAATCCTGCGACTTGGAAAACCCCGAGTCGTGCGAGTCATGCCAATAGGAGGCGCTATGGACCCAAAGCCAGGAACAAGAGTAAAGAAACCAGCTCAGAAACGGCCGTCGGCCGCACCGATCCCCAAGGTTGAAGAGCCTGTGATCGAACTAGAGCCGTGGCAAAACGACTACAAGATCGACATTGTCAAAGTCTTGTACGACAAGCAGATCCAGTTGCGTAAAAAAACGGCAGATGGATACGTCCCGTTCTCCGTCGACAGCGGCTGGGTATATCTGAAGAAGGATCTGTAACGATGGCTGGCGGGCCGTTCAGAGAAATGGCGTGGAGCCAACGCTACGCCCAAATGGGTGACGTGGCAGAAGAGCGGTGCGCCGCATGGCTCGACAGTCAGAACCGTGGCTGGATCCCGTACGGCCTGAACCGTCCCCCACTCAAACTATCGATGCTGTCCGAGTTCATCCGTCACACCCCCGACTTTCTGACCTCACAGGCACTGGTCGAAGCGAAAGGGTTCGGACGTGACAAGCTCGCCAAAATCAAGTACGCCAATCTGGATGCTTTGATCGAATGGCAGAAACATCACCCCGTAGAAGTGTTCTTCTACGACTCCCACGAAGACCGTTCAATAGTTGTCGAGCTGAGTGCCCTCGTACGGGCTGTAGAAACCTCCCCGCACGTAGGCAAAGGCGTGTTCGACGACGCGACCCCGAAGCATTACTGGGCATTCCCATCCGATCTCCTAATAGAGATCGGTGAGGTCCATCATGTCGAACCGTCGCCGTAGGAAAGAAATGTCTGATGAAGAACGGGAAGAACTGTTTAACAAGTGGGACCGAATACTGCTTCGTGACGGGTTGTCTGTCGAGCCGAGGCGTCCGCTGATGAGAGACAAGCAGAAAGATTCTGGCGGGGTTCGCAAGTGGCGTGGTCCCCGTGAGATCAGCTCGAACCTGATCGACGTTCTCGGATACGACCAAAGATTGATGGATGCCACTGAGAAGCTCATGGAAGAGCCGCACAAGCCAATGGGCGGATATACCACCGAAGAGCTACAGGAGCTACGAGAGACGCTCCTAGACGCCATAGAGGATACTTTGACGCTACGGGAAGCCGAAGCTATGATCTCCATCGTCCTCGGGTCAGAAACATACGCATCCGTCTCGCAACGGATGGCTCTCCCCAAGTCAACATGTTACCTGACGGTAACCAGAGCCATCGAGAAAATGGAAGCAGCCCTTGAAGACAGTCCACAAGTAACTAAGTACCTACAACGACACAGTCGAGAGGAAACAGAATAATGACTACAGCCATGGGATATTTTGAAGGGCTAGGCATCGCCACAGCGGTGCAATACGACGGATCCGTTTACACGGCCTACCTGATGCAAGACTGGATCGACGGCGACATCGCCCCCGAACCAGAAGACGACCTGCAAGACAGCACCACAGAGCTATACATCTACGGAACCGTCATCGAAATTGGCCCCACAGACTGGCTAGTCAACACCATCGACGGCGACTGGTTCGTATTCGGCGACGCCTCCTGGGCAGAAATGGAAGAATGGGTTGAAGAAGACGAACCAGCGTAAAGCCGCACGAGACGACGCCCACAAAGAACCGCTAGGAGAACTAGGCTGGTTCGACTGGGCACCACTCGCATGGCACTGCCACGTCGGACGCACCAAATACCCCGACGTAGACGGCAAACCCAACTGGATACTCGGAGGCAAACCAGACTCCGAGTACATAGACGCTGCCCTACGGCACCTGATGAAGATGGCTCAAGGCCAAACCCACGACACAGAAACAGGCACGCTGCACGCAGCCGCCGTCCAGTGGAACATGGGCGCGCTACTCACCCTAAATATGGCTCCTACACAGGAGTGACACGGCGACGGGTCACAAGCCCCAACCAAGTCGCAGCGCACGCACCGATACCAGCAAGCTGATCGGCCGACAAGTCCACACCGAACAGCACAGCCAACGCCAACGACGCCTGCAGTGCAGCCACAACGGCCACAGGTTCGGCAGCCAACAGGTTACGAATATGGAATATCATGCCCCATGGTGGACGGCATCTACCGATCCAGCCACTCTGCGTTGTCGCGCCGCCACTGCTCCCACTTGCGTTGATCCTCAGTGATCCGCCTAAACCCGATACCTGAAGTCCAGTTCACCCAGTTCTGCATAGTGCGAGACTCAGTCTTCTCGTCACCCAACGTCGGCCACAGCCGACGCAGCGCAGAGAAAATCGGCAACGTCGACTCCAAATGGTGCATGTTCCGATCAGTAGCCACCCACTCGCCATCCTCACGACGGCCAACCATCCCAGCCCCATGCAACGCAGGCAACAACGGAGCCAAAACGGTGTCCCACGCCTTCGGCAACGGCTTGTAATCATCGCGGAAATCGCTATCAAAGAAGAAGTTCTTGTCAGCAATCTCAGACAACGGAATCTTAACCAAAGGACTCATAGACGCAACGATCAGCCTCGGGTTCATCGCCCGATCAAGCTCGGCAAACGGCAAATCAGGAACCAAGAAAACCGAATCGCCGCCCATCGACATAGGCAACTGGATATGGAACCGATCCTCGATCCACTTCGGCAACAACGTTTCCTTCTCCGAATCCCGCTCAAGTTCCCGCTTCAAAGAATGAACACGGTTATAAACCTTCGGGTTCTTAAACATCATCTCCAACTGCAACGGCAAATTCTTGCGAGTCCACGTATAGAACGGGATCGCACGCCGCATCACGCCACGCTCAAACCCAGACAAATCGTCATAATCGAAGTGATACTTGTACACGTCAGCCACAGCCAAATCAATATCAAGACCCTTCGTGAGCCTGTCCATCGCCAACGTCCCACGCAACATGTTCTCAACATGCAACGCAGGCCGACGGGCCGTAGCCGTAACAATGTTGTTCGGGTTCAACGGATTGATCGACCGCGCCCGAGCCACCCTCTGCAACTCCGTCGTCTGACCACCATTCAAAACGCCGTTCCGCATCAACGTCGCCATGTGATCCACAAACCGACCATTGCCGCTATCTACCAGCCTCTGAGCCTGCTTGCTGCCCCGCAACGCAGCCACCTGCTCATCAACAGAACCACCCGCATCAATAGCAGCCCGCACAGGCTTATAAAGCTGATGGAAACGACCATACGAAGAAAGCTCAACACCAGCCAAAGCATTATTGAACACGCCGCCAAAGAAGTTCCGAGAATGGAAACCAGGCGACGCAATAGCCCACGCCTTAAACAAGTCGTTCACCTTGTCAAAAACCGTCACAACACTATTGCTGCCACGCGCACCAATAATCCGATTCACATCAGCCAAACCCTGAGCCACTTCCTCAGGAATCTGACCATCAGCACCGAACGCCGTAAACCCACGCATAACCGAAGACAAAGCCTCGGTGCGCTCAGGCATAGACATCGTCGCAAACCGAGTAGCAATCAAATCCCTGTCATGGGACAGACGGGCCAAATCGGCCTCCAACATCTTCGCATTAGCCTCCAACCGAAGAAACTGGGCGTTCGTCTGATTCAACGACACAGTCTGAGCCGCACGCTCAACCCGCATATCGGCAACACGACCAGCCGCAACATTAGGAACTTCCACAGAAGCAACCCGCTCCGAAGGACGAGGCACAGGCACACCATCCATGCTCACATCCGTAACAGACGCCCGCCTCGCCCGCTCAGCAGCCTCAAGCTCCTCATTATCAAGACGATTAGCCATCTCAAACCGCTCAGTCGCCTCACCCCTGAGACTCAACTCCTGAGACCTAAAATACGCCACCGTCCCGTCCGCTGTAGTAGCCTCCTCAGCCATATCAGCGTCGATCTGAGCGATCCTTCGCTGGTTCTCGGCAAGCTGCTCGGCAGCTTGCCGAACACTGCCCTGAGCCTCAGCAACAAAGGGAGAGATCTCGTCAGCGGCATCAGCAATCTCCTGATACCTCTTTACTTTGCGTGCCTCCAAGGCCAGCATCGACTCATCGATCAACCCCACAAACTGTTTGGCAGTACGGGCCTGAAGATTCTTTGCTCCTACACGCTTCGCCTCAGAGAAAGCACGACCGATGCTCCACGAAACTTGAGTAGTGTCGGAAAGGTATTTCCGCAACATGTCTATTTGTTGCCTGAGGGGAGCGGCCATAGCCGCCGCTTGAGCAGGATCGATCGCTTCTATTTTGTCAGCAACCTTACTCAGCGCGCCGATTTCCTGAGCAAGTTTCCCTCTGGCCGAAGTCAAATTCGTTAGGATTTGCTCTGGATGCCTGGTATTCCCGCCAGTCGAATCGACAAAGTTCTGGGTAACCCAGGTCTCAATGGTGGATTCGAAGTCATTTAATGTCGACTCGACGCGATCCGTGATGACATCGTATTCGTGCTTGGCCCAGTTCTTTTTTGAGGTAGCTTCAATCCCAAGCGCGGCTGAATCCAGCGCTTTATTAACGTCCATTCTGCTTTGATATCTGATTATGTTTTTAGGACTGGAGCCAATCGCATTAGCGCCGCCAATTGCCCCTGAGCCACTGGCAGCATCGTCTAACTGTTTCCCAAACTCTCGTGAAGTGATAAACGATTTACTAGTGTCCTCATCACCCAACATAGAGGCGTTCAAAGAGTCCTTGTTCTTAGGCGTCAACTCGTCGGCGCCACCCGCAAACGGCTGTAACTGCTTCTTCGGATCCAACGGAATAGCGTTCCATTGCCCGCCGTGCTCAAACCCTGTGTACAAGATCGAATCGTAACCTTCGGCGCGAAGCTCCCGATGGAAATCCGCTACCCAATCCATCAACCCGTCAGCAAAGTCGTCCTTCAGTTGTGAACCTCCCATGCTGGACAATCCTGAGGCGGGGCTGCCGCCAATCCACTGATTCGAAGAAACTGGCTTGATGTAAGTATTGAACCATTGACCATTCGGGTCTTCTACAAGCTGCTTCGGGGTTAGAGGGATTCTCTCCAACGGCTCAACACCGTTTCGTTTAGCTTTAACGATCAGGTTGGCGATCCACCGCTCCTCTTGCAGTACACCTTCTTTGCTCAAAGGCCCGCCAGCTCCAGCCGAACGGTTGCCTGTCCATGGGGAACGCTTGTACTTCAAACGGCCCAGAAGCGTCGGATCTTCCAGAGCGAGAGCATTAAGAATTCCAGCAGCGTCGTGGCTGCCTTGGTATGTTAGAAGGTCCATCCCGCCCCGAGCCAGAATGTCCACTGCACCAGAATCGTACTCGGCCATGGTTCCGCCCATCTGTTGCACACGATGGGCCACTTGCTTGTGTTCGTCGCGGAGTTCGGAAATGATACCTGTGATGGGAAAAGGTTGGGTGCCGTCGTCGCCGACAATAGCGGCCGCTTCCGAGTAAGACAGTTTGACGCCGCTCTGAACGCCGATCAGTTCTTCAACCCTTAAAGACTTCTCGACGGCCGCTTTGGCGTCATCCATATTAGTGCGGGCTTGGATCAGAATTGATTTGTTAACAATTGCTTTAGGGTTTGAGGTGATGGGCACGATGTGTCTGACCGCTTCAGGAGGGATCTGTACTAGAACCACATTGGCTTTGTCATCAGGCGCATAAATCTGGGTCGGAATAACTTCGTCAGTGTCGCCTGCCAAATCGCTAGTTTTAACCCACACCCCGATGGTGTCCGCATCGAGGTCGAGGGCGCCGATGTCGTCGAGGGCGTCCATCCTGACTTGAGCGGTCAGATAGAGCCGTTCACGCATCTCGCGGACATCAGCGAGCACATCGCCAGTCCCAGGAGCATCCGCCCAATCCGAAATATCTAGAGTCGAGATCCAATCTCCTGTCTCCCAAAGATCATCATCAAATAGTTGATTAACCTCTATCTCGTGAAAGTTTTGGAGATTTACGGTGCCGTCCCTGCTCCAGCCCGTGTTCCAGTTCTCGATCCACATAGCCTGTGCGGCTTCATCAAGATCATCAAAATTAACGTCACTGTAAGTTACATCTCTGGGGTGAGGGCCACGCTTCCACCGCTCAAATAAATCTCTGCCACGAGGGTGCGAGAGTGAAGTACGGCCAGCGTGATCGATTTCAGCTCTAGTCATCCGTTTAGGCAAACCGTCAAGAAACGGCAGGATCGGAACATACGGACGCTGAGGGGCACCGCCCATCAAATCCCAAATACGTTGAGCGTTCGGGACACCCATCTCCTTCATATGTTCCAAAGTGATATGGCCGTTCCTCACCCCAGAATCGACCATGTCCACATGCATCTGAGCCAAACCGCGACCGCGATGCGACTCCGAAGATTGACCCCACAAAGCAGTATGCCCATGCAAGAAATCGTCGCCAGTCCCGCCATAAATCACAGGGTTCTTCGCAACCATCCGAAACCCCAAGATCTTCGAAGGATCGCTAGCGTACCGCAAACTAATCTCATGATCGAACGAAAGGTGAAGCTGCCCAATCGAATCGATCTCGCTAGTAGACCTCGACGCGGCATCAGGAACTTTATTCAAATCGATCTCGGCATGATTCCGATTCATACCGTGATACAAAGCAGTCGACCCGTCAAACGACATGTAGCCGTCCTTCGTAGGAGCCAAAGTTTCCAAAGAAAGACGGATCTCCTCAGCAACATCAGGCGGTAAATCGTCACCCAACTGGGCGATCAAACTGTCGCGTTCAGCGACCATCTCTTTCTGCCAAGCCTTCAAATCAGTGTGCTCAGAAGTCGCAGCGCTCATCACCTTGCGGGCAACAGCAACATTTCGGCCAGCAGCCCGACGCGCCCGCCCAATATTTATCTCAAAGTCGATTAGCGCCTCGTACGTCTTTGGTCGAAGGTTCAACGGGATGTTCATTTCGTCCATCAAACTGCTGACCTGCTTAGCCCAAGCATCCTGAGACTGAAGATCATTAGGGAAACCCTTTTTGAACTGAAACAGTCTTTTCAGTTTTCTGAGCTGCTCCTCAACAACGTTAGAACCCACAACAACTTTCGCCGACATCCTGATGACCTCTTGGGCCTCTTCGATCTCGCCAGCCTGAAGAAGGAAACTCGTACGAGCCGCAGCTAGCGGCTCGTTGATGTCACGCAGATCTTGAGCGATCTCATCCAACCGCGCCAAATCCTTCAACGCTGCACGCGTCCCCTGCGAAACCTGAAGCTCTACCTTTGCGTACAGATCATGTTGCTCAAGGCGCAGATTTGCCTGACGGGCACGAAGCTTGCTAAGCCCGCCCTTAATCCGATCAAGTTCACCTTCCAAATAGTCGGCGCGGCGCTCAAGAGCAGCAGCACCATCCTTCAACACCTCTATGTTGTTAAACGCCTCATCAGAACGCTGATCAGCTAAACGGCCGATCCGCTCAGCGTCTTCCAAACTTTCTCCAGCCAGCTGCCGCCAAATAGTGCCGTTCTTCGACGGCGGAACCCAAGTGACACCAAACTTTGCTGCCTTCTTAGCCTGATCGGCATGCCACCGCAGCGTCTCAATAATCTTGTTCTCAAGGTCAACGCCACGCTGAGCAAACGGCATACCACCGTCACGGGCAGCATCAGCAGCTTCCCGTTCCAAAACTGCTGCCGCCTCAAGTTCTTCGATCTGAAGATTCAGATCGTTCAGAACCTCATCAACCTGACGGTAATCTCTGGCCTGCCGCACCGACGCATCCAAAGTGACGGTGCGATCCAGATTCACACCAACTTTACGAAGTTTACGTTCGACATACTTGCCACGGGCACGACGAGACAACAACTTGATGTGTTGTGGCATCGCCACAAACACATCGTCTTCGAACCAGTCAAAGATTTCATCGTGCCCATACCCGTTCTCGGCAGCGTTCTCTTCAAGAATGTTGACCGCTTGTTCCCTCGGGCCACGGCCCTTAGCAACATCAACAGTTCCGTCGTCCAACAAGATCCCGCGTCGAGCAGCATCTTCAGAGGCGTCTACAAGCGGGACGCCCATGAACTCGCCGCCAGCAACAATGTTCGCTTGCTTCTCAAAGCCCTGCATGTCGAACATGCCGCCAGAAGGCTCACTTTTACGTGCCTCTTTCAACCAGAGACGAAATTCCTGCGTCCTGTACGTCGGCTGCCAGTTGCTGCGTCGAACAAGCCAATCAACGCCATCCATCGACTCGCGCATGATGTCGTTCGATTGTTTCAGAACGTCATCACTGAACGCCGTCAACGCCTCAAACAGCTCCTGAGACATGCCATCGGGGGCAACATCCATCCCCATCGCACGATAAGCAACTTTGCCGCTGACACCTTCCTTGACGATCATTTGATCAAGGACATTCCAAGCTTGAGTCAACGAATTGTCGAGACTCTTCTCGATCCCTCGGCCAACATTGTCAGCCAATATCCCGTGGAATGCCCCCCGCCAAACGTCGTCAGAAACATTCGGGTCACGCAAAGCAGTCTTAAGAAGGTTTCTGTCCCCGCCGAAGAACCCGCCCAAAGCTGAAAGGCGGACCCGTTGAGCCGCAGTGTTCGCTCCCATACGGGGAGTGAACCTCAACAGCATGTTGTCCTGAGACATTAGCTGCAACTGTTTCGCCTTCGTAGGCCCGCTATGGAGACGAGACAACGTTTTGCTGCCAGGGATCCTGAACTGGATACCGCCCTTGAGTTCATCAGCGGCACCAATCCAACCATTGCTGCGTGCCGAAACGGTCAACCGAGCCAGATCATCGCCAGACAAAGCACGGACACCGTTCCGCATCACAGCACGAGCTTTGACCGTATCGCCCAAAGCATCAAGCATCTTTACGACACCCATAGTGCCCTGTTTCGCCATCGGCAAAGTGCCCAATGTCAGCCAAGTAAACGGATCGAACAAGACATCGCCAACAAACCCAGCAAGATTGTCCAGCGGCTTCACACCAAACATTTCGATCTCGCCCAGGCCAGGTGCCCAGTCGTGTATTAAGTCACCAAACCCGATGGCACGCTCTTCGCCCAAACCAAGCTGACTGCCCCACTCGTTTAGAGAGAACTTTTCATCAGAGTCAAAGATGTCACCAAACTCTTTGATCGTAGAAACAACACCAGCCCGAGGCAGATCAATCGCTGTCAGAATCGTTTCGCCTACACCGAGCAAAGCGCCCGTGATCCCGCCGCGTTCATCAACGTCGTCTTTCTTCCAACTCGCACGGATCGCTTCGATCATCGAATCCGAAAGCTGAAAGGCTGGGTTAGCGAAAGACTGGCCAGAAACGCCACCAGAGCCACTGAAGTCGTGGATGGGATCCCACGTCCCTTGAGGGTCGAGAGGATCAAACGCCGCCAACCGTGGCGTGTTCTTCTTGATGTTCAGAACAGCTTGTTCTGAAACATCGTGCTTTGCCGCTATGTCGGCAATGGCTTGATCAAACTCAGTGGTAGACACTATGGGTATCCACCACCGAGGGCTAGAGCGTCAATGACATCTTGATTCACTACGCCCTTATCGCTTACCGCCAGAGCAGCTAGCTCCTCGTCAGTCTTGACTTGAGACAATATTTGAGCGTTATTGTTGCCCGTCTGCTTCCCAACGCCCAACCTGTCAAACATCGTGCCAGCTTCAATGCGAAGCATGATCTCCGTTTCTGACATGCCGTAGTCAAGCCCCGCCTGACGAATATGGTCCATACCAGCAAGAGGACCACCAGCAGTACCACCCCAAGAACGAGTCGGCGGATTCAACGCCAACTCCAAAGCAGCCTGACGGGCATTCTCGCCCACCTCAAACTCTGTGCCAGAACGCTGAGCCTGCTGCTGCGACAACAGCGAAGCCATACTCGCAGACATCGCCGTCTGACCGCCCTGAGCGATCTGCTCAGCAGACCCACGAGAACGACCCAACTGACCCTCAGTGATCTGCCCCAAACGGGCAGACAAATCAGACTGAATCTGAGCCTCAGACGCAGCCAAACCAACCTCAGACTGGCCCTCCTCCTCAATGGCACGACGCGCCCCATCAGAAATCACATCAGAAGTCGAACCCAAACGGCGCAACGCACCCTCTGTAGCAGCACCAATGTCTCCGCCAGTACGCAAAGCAGAAGCAGCCATCTGGGCCTGAGTTCTGGTCGAAGTCTGTTCAAGATCCGCCGACATTGCAGTCAACGACTCAAGCGCCGCCACACGGGCAGCGTCCATCTCCAAAGCAGAAGCCTCCTTCTGCCGTTCCATCTCGGCAGTCATCAACTCAAACTGTGAAGCGATCTGTTCCATCGACCGAGCAAGAGTGTCCTCAATAGCGGCCTGTTGCATCTCCAAACTGGCGGTGTCTATACCCGTGCCGCCCGAAGATCCAGAACCATACAAAGAGTCAAAGTAACTTTTGTTAGCCGCAGAATCTAAAGCCGACTGAGTTTTTATGTATTTGTACTGCCAATCGGCCGCATTTACCAGAGCGGGTTTTCGGTCTGGATTGCTCTCCCAAGTATCCCCAACAGCTTTACCCTGCACCTTTGCGACTTGCTGAGCGTGCTGCCACGCTGCAGCAATGCGGAACTGCATGTTCCCCATATCCGAATTACTAGGGTTTATTAAAGCCCCCCCAGCAGTCATCGGGATATTGCCAAACAGGCCCGAAAGAGTTTCAGGATCATTCCCTGGAACATCAAATGTTTCGTCAGGTGCGCCCTGAATTTGATCTATAACATCCCCAATTTTATCCCAGCCCGTACCGAGCACACTCTCATCGAATTCCTCTGCTATGTCATCCCACGAAGGCCATGTGATTGCCATCAGCTCGTAGCCCCCTGCAACATGCCCGCAATCGCAGTACGACGCTGAGCCTCATTCAAATCAACATCAGCCAACTGAATCAGACGATTCATCTCAGCCGAAGAAAGCTGCTGAGACAAATCCATGCCCCGCTTCTGAAACCCGCGAGACAAACCAGACTCAGCCTGCAAACGAGCAGTCTCAAAATCGCCCAACGCCTTGCCATAAATGCCGCTGTTCAGCAAACCGCGACCCGTGAACTGCCCAGGGATCTGCTGCCGACGGGCAGTCAACTGCTTACCCAAACGTCGAGTCGCATTGAGGCGCTCGACGTTCAACGACTGCCGTTGAGCCGAGTTACGGACCAAAGCATTCTGGTACCCGTAATCGGCGATGTCGCGCTGGCGATCAAACGCAGGCTTCTCGGCAGCAAAGAAATCAGACACAGACATAACTAGCCTCCTATAGGGAGGTAGACGGCGTTCTACCGCCTAAGTAGCGGTATCTTCGGCTTCTACATCCTCGGGGTTGGGATCAACAGCCAACTGTTGCTGCATCTTGATGTTCTGGATGAGCAGCACACACAACTCAAACTCCGTCGGGTAACGGTCCTTGAACGCTTGAACTACTTCTTCTGCTGTTACTTCGACCATGACAAATCCTTAAGGCTAGGTTCCTGAGGACTCTAGCGCATCAACCCGAGTCATTGTCTCTTGAAGCTTCAACGTCAACACCGCAATCAAAGCGGTTGGGTCGGGAGAGAACTCGGTCGCCAGAATCATCGTGTCTTCTCGGCCGTACAAGTCTTCCAGCCCAAACCCTGCCCGCTTCAACGGCATCAGACCAGCGGTCTCGCCAGCCTCAACACTGTCTGGGACGATCGTGTGACCGCCAACGATCTCGGTCACGTCGCCAGTCGAATCGACGTACTGGTCGTTCGGGTGGAACGTGATCGGCTTCAACGACATGAACGCCTCGTCCGACATGACGAGGTCTTCGATGCCTGACTTGAACTCGTAAGACGACGACGAGAAACCGAGACGTTTCATCGCAACACCAGCGACCGTAGTCGAGGTGACTACGGCGGCCGTTCCTGAGAACCCGCCGCAATAGTTCGAGATCCCGACGTACCCGTTACCAGCAGCCCCTGTACCGCCCGACGTGTAATCGTTCGCACCGAAGGCGGCGATCCCGTCCGAGTCGTATATTCGGGTGTAGCCGTTGTTGACCCAGATCGCGAACCACTGGTTGTCCACGTCGTTGTAAATACCTGTGACAGTCGTGCCGTCGTGCATGAATACGGCACGACCGCTAATGCTGTAGCCCTCATAGTTGCCTACGCCAGAACCGACCGTCTCAACGTTGCCGAACTGACCCGTGACGCCACCGATGCCGTCGTCGCCCGACGCACCAACATAGAACGCAGTCGTCGCCCGAGTTGTCGTGGTTATTGCATCGCCGTTGACATGGAGGAGTGCAGTAGGAGCAGTGGTGCCGATACCGACATCGCCAGCCGAAGTAAGCGTCATGCGTATTGCAGGTGCAGCCGAAGCTGCATACCCAGAGCCTTCAGACCGAAAGTAAATCCCAGCGTTGCCAATGTCAATTCCGCCTGCTGACGCATAACTGTTAACAGCCAGCGAATGAAAGCCGCTATCGGTGCCACGCTCGTAATTCCATGACAGCGAAGTAGCGTAACTGCCTTGCGTGCCTACAAATCCATAATTTCCTAATGCGATCGTGCTTGAAGCCCAAGGCTCCTGAGTGAATGAAGCCTGACCGACCACCATCTTGCCTACAGCAGCCGTCAGGCCAGTCACCTGCAACGAAGCCAACGTGCCAATCGAAGTCAACGATGAAGCCGTCACCCCCGAGTTCAACGTCGCACCAGTCAACGCAGAAGCCGCCACAGCAGACGCCGTCGAAGCGTTACCTGTCAGCGCTCCCACGAACGCCGTCGACGTAACCGAAGTCAACCCAGTCAAAGTCGTATCAAGGTTCAACGCAACGGTGGCGGCAGAACCGCCACCACTCAAGTTCGTGCCAGCAGTGATGGTGTCAATGACACCATCCGCGCCCGCAGCGCCAGTAGAGCCTGTCGAACCTGTCGAACCAGTCGGGCCAGTCGGCCCCGTAGGCCCAGCAACCGTAGAGTCCGCGCCAGTCGGGCCTGTTGGACCCGTAGCGCCCGTAGAACCAGTGCTACCAGTGCTACCAGTAGGTCCAGTAGGGCCAGTCGGTCCCGTAGGGCCAGCAACCGTAGAATCAGCACCCGTCGGACCAGTCGCTCCAGTTGGTCCAGTAGAGCCAGTCGAGCCTGTCGGGCCAGTCGAGCCAGTCGAGCCAGTAGGGCCGTCTCTCAGGATGAAGTCGAACGTAGCAGCCGACGAAGAACCCGAATTGGCAACAGAAGCGGTGCCAGCATTAGTGACCGAACCTGTCGTCCCGACAGCTACTGTTGCTGCAGAACCAGTAGAACCAGTAAGACCAGTAGAACCTGTCAGGCCAGTCGCACCTGTTGAACCAGTAGAGCCAGTAGGCCCAGTGGGACCAGTGGGGCCATCTCTGAGAACGAAATCAAACGTCGCTGCCCCAGATGAGCCGCTATTTGCAATAGTTGCAGTACCCGCATTAGTAGTTGAACCGACACTGCCAACCGCAATAGTCGCTGCCGTGCCAGTAGATCCCGTTGAACCAGTTGAACCAGTTGCCCCAGTAGAGCCTGTAGGCCCCGTAGGACCGTCCCTCAGGACGAAGTCAAACGTCGCGGCACCCGAAGTGCCGCTATTCGCAATAGTTGCCGTTCCAGCATTAGTGACAGAGCCGACAGTCCCTACAGCGATAGTGGCGGCGGGGCCAGTCGGCCCATCCCTCAAGACAAAGTCAAACGTAGCCGCACTAGAACTTCCACTGTTTGCAACAGAAGCCGTGCCGCTATTTACAACCGAACTGGTGGTGCCAACTCCAATAGTCGCAGCCGTACCAGTTGCACCTGTTGGGCCAACGACTGTTGAATCTGCACCAGTAGCGCCTGTAGGTCCAGTAGGACCATCTCTTAAGACAAAGTCGAACGTGGCTGCTGCAGAAGTACCACTATTGGCGATAGTTGCAGTTCCAGCGTTAACGACAGAACCGACAGAACCAACAGCGACAGTAGCGGCTGTGCCAGTAACTCCCGTGTTGCCCGTGTTTCCCTGGATGCCCGCAGTGCCCCGCTGCGCCAGCGTCTGCCAGTTCGTATTAGAGGCTCCTACAGAGGGGAGTGCGTTGCCCACGTTCGAAGCGGTTCTGGACACGAACGAGTTGCCTGAGCCGTCGGCGACCACATCGCCGATGGCGTAAGTAGTTGCAGCCGAATACGCCCCGATGTAAGACAAGCCGCTGGCGAGAGCGAGGTTGACAGGGGGCTGTTCTGGGTTGATGCTGTATTGCCTGTTTATCCAATTAGACACGTCTAGTCCCCTACTTCTTCTTCTGATCTGCGTGCCATTCCAAATGGTCGAACTGCCAGGACCGCACTTCTTTCACATCGTCACGGACCTCAGTGATCCGTTCCGCAATGTCTTCCATCTTTGCCAGGTTGTCTGCGTGCCCTTCGGCCCGCAGAGTGTTTGATTCGTCGTGTTGTCTCGTGTTCTCCCGACGGAACCGATTGATAAATACAGCAAACACGCCTGTAATCAATGCTGCTCCTGATCCACCGAAGATTGCCGCCCATTCGCGCATCGGTCAGTTGTTCCCTGGTTCGGGCACAGGCTCTGGCTTAGGTTCCTTCTGAAGAAGGCCACTCCCAGTCAGCATTGCGGCCAACACGACACCAGTCTTCGACGCTTCCTGTAAAACAGCAGGGTCAACGACCTGCTGGAGTTGTTCTAGGTTGTGAGCCACCGCACACGCCAACGTGCCCTGCACGTAGCGCAGCGGATATTTCTTGATTGCCGCCCATTTGCTCATCGGTCAGTTGTTCCCTGGGTACTTACGAACGATGTTGATAAGCCACTCAACTAGGCGACGTATCAACTTGCCGATGGCCTTGTCGGGGAGGACATCGCTAGGTACAGGCTCTGGCTCTGGCACAGGCTCTGGCACAGGCTCAGGCTCAGGCTCAGGCTCAGGCTCAGGTGCTGGTGCTGGTGCTGGTGCTGGTGGCGGTGGCGGTGGCGGGAACATGATAGCCCATGTCGCAGGACCAACAATCCCATCAGCGACCAAACCCTGCGCCGTCTGCCAACTCTTCACAGCCGCCTCAGTGTTCGGACCAAACGCCCCGTCAACCACTGTCCCAACGACACCCTGAACCAGCTTGACAGATGCCGTATCGGTCGAGTCTCGACGGACGTAACTCCCAGGATACGAAACGGCCCCAACAGAGGCACGACACTCGTTGATGAACGCCATCGCATTAGAACCAGGGCACGCCGTAGCGCCACGTTCACCGTGACCACGAATCGCTTTGCGACCACCAACAGTGTCCGCCAACTCCGACAGCTTTGCCTTCTGAACGTCGGTCAACACGGCGTTGTTCCCAGGCACATGAACCGTCAGCCAGTTATGCAGACTCGATTGCGACGACGCCAGCGTCGGACGCCCATCCCACACACGACCCTCAGCGTCCACAAACACGTTGTAGAACAGGTCGCTCCAGCCCTTTGTCAGCTCGTGGTACCTCTCCACCGACAGCAGCCAAGATTGCATGTCGGCAAACGTCATGCTCTTAGGCCCAGATGAACCCGTATGGTGAATCTCGACGCCCTGGATGTCGTCCCATGAACGGTTCGATGAACGAGGAACCTCGTTCGTGTCCCAATCGGTGCGCTGGTAGTCGATTAGCGCCGCAAACGCTTGACGGTTAATCATTAGACAGCTTCAAGCGTTTCTAAACGGGCAGTTAGTTCCTGAACAGCCGACACGAGATACGGAACAAACTCTGCTTCCGCTAACTGCAACTTCTCGTCTAAGTCGTCTTCTTCCACTGTAACGAACCGAGCAAACTCACTGATGCTTTGTACGTTCTGGGCAGAGAACCCGACACGAGTCAGATCATGCCCAATACGGTTGTAGCTAATTACATCCACACCATTCAAGGCGGCAAGAGCGCCCGATACAGGCGTCACGTTTTCCTTGTACCTAATGTCCGAAGGGGCCACAAAGTAAGTAGTCGTGCCATTCGACTGGATGGAGCCACCATCAACACCAGTTGCGTATTGGAACTTGATAAATGTTTTGGTCGTAACCACACTGTCGTACTTAAAACTAATCCCCATCGAAGCGCCCGTACCCTGAGCGCTGTTCCACACGATGCCTATGACGGCCTTATTGTCAGGAGACTGAGCGGCAGCCAGATTGCCGACCTTCAACGACCAGTCGGTATCGGCAGAAATAACAACTCTGTCGCCAGCATCAGTCACGTTAATGTCGCCCTGGACGGTTAAATCGCCAGCCATCGTGTCAGCCGTGTCAGATCTCACATATTGCGACAGCGTAGGGATACGTGCAGTATCGATTGTGCCCGTGAGCAGCGTTGAAGGCACAGCAGTAATCGGAATGTTAATGTTGGCTGAGCCGTCGAAAGGAGTCGCTGTCGCCGTGACCCCAGTGATATCGATGGTCTTAGTGGCAAAGAGTTTGGTAGCAGTTGCAGCGTTACCAGCGAACGTGGCCGCTGAAACATCCACAATCACTGTGTCGCTGGCGTTCTTGACATCGCCACGGAACCAAGCAGCACCAGCAGTGTTATCCAAAATGACAGTTGAACCGCCAGTATCAACAACATCGCCCTTGATTGTGGCATTAGCCACAAGGTTGCCAGTCAACGTCAGATCGCCAGTAACCGTCACATTGTTCAAAGTCTGAGTGCCAGCTATAGCAACTACACCGTCGTTAGAAACCATGTAGTTGTTGATGTGGTCACGAAGCGCGACAAAGTTTGCGTTTACCTCAGCGGCAACCGCATCGGACGCCGCAACGAAAGTATTTGGGACAACTACGTTTGCAACCATATTAAGATCTCGGTTTCTTGGCTAGGTACTTCAGAGTAAATCCCCTTATTTCCCACTGGACGTCGGTTGGGCCGACAAAGTTGATAGCAACAGAACGGCCAGTGCCGCCAATGGTGCCTCCACGAATAATCTCGTCTTGAGTTGCAGCCGACTGAACAGCCCACAGCCCCTGGTCCCACTGGGCTGACGAGTTGTCATCAGGGAACCCGTCATTGTCGTCCCAAACCAAATTCGTAGTCGAAAGATCCCCGACCACATTCAACTGCAAAGTCTTCGCAGCCGACGCATCGTCATAATCGAAATAGATGTGAGCCTGAATGATGTGAGTAGAAACGCCCGACACAATGAACTCAGGCTTCTTATACCGTTTCGGAAGAAACGGTGACCCGCCATCCATCCACCGCGTACGGTAATACGAATTTATGCCCACATCGGCAGGCACAGCCGCATCATTGAAAGAATCAGACGTCGCACCACTATCCAACTTGATCAAACCAGCGTTACCCGCTGTAGACGCCAAATGTTCAACCAAACCAGAAGAGTTCTGAAACTCTAGATGGCCAGTGATAGCAAGACCGTAACGAACCCACGCACCAACGGCTGGATCAAACACAAACGTCACATCCGTGCCGTCATCTTGCGGAACCGAAACCCAAATCTTGCCGCTCACAGAAGCAACAACGACATCGTCAAACGAAGCTTCGTTAAACGAGCCGCTATCCATCAACGGCCAAATCTTTTCAAACGCCCACTGCGGTTCGCCGTCACCGTTATAGAAGTAAACCCCCCGATCAGGGGAAAAGAACCAAACGCCCTGAGGAGTGACCGATATGTTCTTCTTTGATTCGGCTCCTACAGAAGAGGAGACCTTGACGACTTGAAAGTTTTGGCGGTCATAGCCGAACACGGCATGTACTGAGCGGTGCATGAACACAAGCAGGTGATCACGGAACGATTTGATGGCGACGATCTCGTCGCCGTCTTCGTCTCCAATTTCGATCCAGTCGTCTTCAGACCACCTGTCTGCGTAGCCAGGATGCGAGAACCTGATACGGGTCGGGTGAGTGATTGCTCCCTCGTCGGTCCAGGCAGCCCACATGAACCCGCCGTGAGATTCCATAAACTGGCAATGAGGAAAGATGTTGCCTGCTGCTGTCGCATAGTCGTTTTGGTATGCGCCCGCCGAATCAGGGATTACGGCTGTGGCACCGTCAGGAACCCCTGACGGGGTTTCCCACGACTGGGTGGCTTGAAGTTTGCAAGCAAACCATGACTTGCCGTTCATCATGGCGTGATCGTAGATTGTGTCTTGGCCCGTGTTCGTCACAGCCGTCCAGCTAGCCCCAACGCCGACAGCGATCACGGCAGAAACGCCTGCACCTTTAGTAGCGATCACTTTGGCCGAATCGTTTATCTGATCGCGATGTTCAAACAGTTCCTCAGGCACAACGCCAGTGCCGAACGGGTCATAAGTGCCCCAAGAACGCACAGAACGGCGGCGTTGAACGCCGCCACGCCGATGAATGTCGATGTTTAAACAGTCGGGCGACTCGTTCGGAGCCAACTGGAAACGATCTTCAATAGCGTTTAGCCCGCCAGTGAAATCAACCTGTGGGTCTAGCCTCAACTGTGGGGGTCGAGCGCCGCCTCTACGAACATCTATAGCCATTCAGATCACTCCCACGAGAAGCGAGGATCCGACAGCCCGCCTACTTGACGGTTGTAATTGCCGCCGAAAGTGACTTCGTGGCTGGGAGAAGGATCGTCGTAGTATCTGACAAGTTCCCGCAACCGAAGATCAGACATGTCGGCATAATGCAACGCCGAAGCAGGGTCGCCCTGCTGAGCGTGCGCTTTACCGATAGCCCAATTCAGGATCGTGTTATCAAACTCGACAGGCATATCTGACAGGGCAGCAGCCCCATTCGAAACCCAATCGGCACGCTTAGCGTAACCACGCACAATGAACGTATCAGTCGAATTGCTGGGCACAGGATCCAAGATCACATCGCTGTTGTTCCACTGCGACCAGAACCTGGGAGTGCCGCTAGAAACAGAACCCCGAGGGTTCGTTTTGTCGTGCGTTGTGATGTCCTGCCATCGCAGCTCCGAACTAGGACCACGGATCTGACGGATCTCAGCTATCGCATCGGTACTTCCGCTATCGGCCTGAATGGCCGACAACGTGTACGTGCCCTGGCCGTCAACAGCGTTAAACGTCCAGTCTTTCTCATAGAACGGCCATTGCTGGCGACGTGTTTGGGCACGAGTAGCGCCGTCACGAATCCAATCGTCTACAAGAATGTCAGGGAGATCCGTGGCATCCAAGTCCAACGTTGCCCGTATAAGTTCACGGAAGCTTGCAAGATTGTATGCCACAGACCTCTCCCAACGTTCGTCACGTTCGTCCTTGGAGCGGGCCAGATTCTAAGATCTGGCCCGCTCCACTCAAACCATTCGCCCTGGATTAGGCAGTGGTGAGGCCGTAGATCATTCCCTGGTGACGACGGGAGTTGATCGTGAGGTTGCCGTAGGTCAGCATCTTCATGGTGCGGGTATCCGCATTGGTCGGCTGGATGAAGGGTCCAGCCTTGAAGAAGCGGTCCTTGTGGACCTTGAGGCGCAGGTACTTCGGGTTGATGAAGTACATCTCACCAGTGGGACAGTCATCATCGAATACGACGGGACGGCCCTTGAACTCCAAAGCCTGGAAGCCAGCGTCTGCGAGCTTAGCGTCGGTGTGACGCATGTTCGCCTGCAGAAGTGACTCGTAATGCTCGTGTAGTTCCTGAGTGGTGATGATGAACTGCGGAGTGTCGCCACCCACAGAAGCATCGTTGAAGACGTTCGTCATCATTTCACGGTCAAGGACCGCAGCCACGGTGTGACCGAAGCCAGAAACGCCAGCCGTAGTTGCCTCAGCTACCTGAGCAGCGTTGTGAACCGCAGACCTCCACCAGTAATCGTCGGGGGAATCACCAGGAGTGATGCCACCGACAGTAGAGGTAGCGTCCTTAACCAGAAGGGTAAGGCCGTGGAAATCGGTTCCAGCAGGCGAGGCACCCCAGAACATGCTGTTCATCTTCTGAACAACAGACTCACGGGCAATCTCGATCTTCGTGTTGAGAAGATCAAGGAACGCAGCTTCGCCGCTGTTCTGAGCCTCTTCAAGACCAGTGATCGACACGGTAGAAGCAAGCTGCTTCCAATCGTAAATCGCCGAAGTGACTTCTTCCTGAGCGGTATTGGCAATAGTGCCAGCACCCGTGTAGGTGATGGTGTTAGCCGCGTTGTCAAGGCCGATAAGAGCCTCTTGGATACGTGCGCCACCATCGATCTGGATGACCTGACCAGCCTGCGCCAAGAAATAAGCGAGAGGACGGGCCTGGAAGACCTGATCGATGAATTGTGGGGTGACCTTCGCAAAGGTCGTGGTCAGAATATCTGACCAGTTAGCATCGGTGTCTTTGTAACCGAAAGCCATGATTGACTCCTAAGGAGTAGATGGGATGGGATCAGCCAAACGTCAGCCGTTCAGCAAAGGATCTCCAACATTCGAAAAACCACGTTCGGACATCGAATCTCGGAAAGCCTCGGCGAGAGAATCTCGCCATGAACCCTGGGACGAGGCACTGTATTCTTTCGGACCAGTGTCAGTATTCATTCCAGGGATTCCAGCGCCCGCTGCCACAACACCCTGCATTCCACGTTTCTCATCCAGAACCCGCTGTTGCTCCTGCTCAAGATCGCGCTGTGTAGACACCGCTTCCTGTGCAGACGCCCAGTTCAAATCCCGATAAGCCATCTCGACCGTTGGAATATCATTCGCCTGCATGTGCCGAAGAATAACATCCTGATCAAAATCACCATAACGAGCTTGAACCTCAGCGATTTCGTTCATCAAAACAGAACGCTGCTGCTGTTGTGCCACATTCCCGACAGTCCCCCGAAGTTGCTGAACCTCAGACTTCAAAGCAGCCACCTCTGCGGTGTCCTGCGTAGAAGACTCGATTGTTTCGCCCCACTCGTTCGTAGCTGTCGCAGGCGCTGACGCCTGCGAAACATGAACTTTGTAAGTCTCTGCAATCAGATCAACGGTTGCTTTGGGATCGGTATCGAGCGCCTGAAGAAGATCAACTCCTCTTTGGGCGATGCGACGCTGGTTGGCTAAGTCCTGCGTTTTCTGGGTGTAATCCCTTTGACGCATATAGCCTTGTGCCGCTTCTTCCAGACTAATCACCGTACCGTCAGGTAAGGGGATTTCTGAATTCTGCTGCTGCTGACTTGTGGCGGGTGCTCCACTTTGGAGTCCACTTTCGGTCTGATTCACGGATTGCTCCTTAAGAGTCCCAAATATTGGGTTGCTCCTACATTATGGGTAGACGGCGTGCAGGAAGTGGTTTTATATTCCTAATTGTGAGGCGGCGTCAGCTTCTGCTTGCTGAGCTGGTTCTAGCTGCGGGGCGTCAGCCCCGCTACCACCGCCACCGCCGCCTAGTGCGGCTTGCTGCCCTTGGCCAGGCATTCCGCCCTGTTGAGCCATCGGGTCTTGCTGTTGTGGCTGTTGCAGGAACTTCTCAGGGTTCTTGATGTTGAAGCCGTCACGCAGAACGACACGCATCAGTTCCTGAGTGTTAATTTGGCCAGTTTCAATGAACGGGGCCATTGCCTGCAACATTCCGAGCGCCGATTGGCGTCGGAACGTTTCGTTCTTCGGAACGGTCGAGCCGCCCTCGACACGGAAGTCGTACTGGCCTTTGATGTCTTCACGGGTGTACGGCACCCACAAAGATGCACCGTCTCGGCCAACGATCTTAGCGACCTGTTCCCCCGTCACGTATTGCTGATTGATCTGGAGGAGTTTAGTAGCGAGCTGAGCGATGAACGTTTCGACACGGTCCAGTTTCTCAGCGGTTCGCACGTTCGCAGCGTCTTGCATCAGGGATGCTTCTGTGGCGGTACGGCGGATTTGGCCGCCTCCGCCGCGCATAAATTCGGAAACTCCCGAAATGTCTTCAATATCTTGTGATATCAACTGCGACCAGTTGTACAGGCCAGGGTCCATCGCAACCTGATTCACAGGCTGAATAACGTCGTTTAGTGGGACGTTGTCATCTTCGATGAAGATGACTTCGCCGTCACGTTTTGATGCGATCTTCGACAGGTCAGCTTTGTTGATCGCCGACTTGCGTGCAATGTATTTACGTGCGTAACGGGCACGATGGTTCATCATCTCGGAACGGGTCTTAGATAGTTCCTTGATCAGAGGAGCGATCGATTCAAGATCGCCCATCGGATAGAAATGGTCAGGGATCTCGTAGTTACGGAGCTGTTCGAACGGGTGACCGAAAGCGTACGGCATTGCCCGAGGACGAATCAGGTACTCTCGGGCACCCGTAGCAAAGGTCGACATCGTTTTGCGATGCAAGTCATAGAATTCGAAAACTTCGACTAGTTCCTTGGACTTGTAGCTTTCTTCTGCCGTCTTGTTCTGCGAATTGGAGAGTAGAAGTCCTGCTTGAACAGATTCTCGTGCTTTCTTCGAATACGCAGGGTCATTGTGAACGTCTTCGATATGGCGCACGACCCGCTGAGCGATCCAACGGGCATCTTCCAACGACGTAGCTTCAGGGTTGACAAACATGTCGTGAACAGAAATGCGTTCCATGACGGGACGGTCAACCAGCGTTTGCTTCGATTGCGCCATAATCTGCTTGGCTAACTCTGTGTCCGTGACCATTTCACGTTCTTCTTCAGCAGCTATAGCAGTTTCGTTTTGCAAAGCCGACTGGAACCGAGCAGCGAACTCTTCTTCGGTTAGATCTTTCTCAGTCTCTTCATAAGACCAAAGCATCTTGCACCAGCCATGGCCCACAAGCAGCGAATCTTTAACGGCTCGACGGAACGGCTCCTGAAAGCGGTAACGCTCCCACTGGTGGTTAACCATCGCCTGAACAAACACGGCACGGGTTTCCATGTCAGACCGATTGGCTTGGACTGTAATTTCTGGTCGAGAAACCGAAATTGCAGGATAAATGACATTGATCGTTGAGAACGCCTGATTGATCGCTATGCGATCATCAGCAGAACTGCCGCTAGGAATGATCGAATCACCCTTGTAGATGTTGATCATGTCAGTCCACAGAGCGTCGTAACCCTCGGCTTCCCGCCACGCACGAGAACGTTCAAGCTCTCCCCCGTAGTAGGACAAAAGCTCTGCCTGTGGCCTATGTACTGGTTTCCGCCCGAATACAGGCATGGTTTCTCCTACGAACGGGAAGAGCGCTGAAGATCGGTACCTTCAGAACGAGCGAAATCCTGTGACTCTTTCATCGCCCCAAATTGCGTCCAGCCTTCAGCGGCTGAGACACGGAACGGGGTTCCACCCTTGCCCACAGGGTCACGGCCCTGGGCAAATTCTTTATGGTGGTGTTTCATCTTGCATTCCCACGAAACGCGCCGCCCTGTGGCTTCGCCTTCGCATGGCACGGGGTAAAACGTTCTTGTCTCATGAAAAAAGCGTTGGGCCGTGCCCCCACAAGGGCACGGCTCGTAAGACAAATCCCATTCTGTCGGGATTGGTTCTTCAGCGCTTGCGGTACGGATGCCCATTAGGCAAACGTATCAGACTTCCTGGCTGCCGCCAGGAGAAGCGAAACCACCGATGGCCCCGCCGCTTGCGCCAGTGATGGTGCGTACGTCAGAACCAGCGTGTTGGCTACCAGGGGCGACAACGTCGCCAGAAGCCGACGGGGGGAGGGTTGAACCGCCCCCAGGCGACGCAAAGCCGCCCATGATTTCACCGCTGTGAGACTTCACAAGTTCACCAGCACCAGTGCTGTCGTACTCAAGTTTGTCTGGACCCATTTGAACTTCCAATCAAGAAAAGAATGCGTTCAAGCCTCTAGTGGACAGTGTTCGGCTCCTACAGGTTTAGCCTATGAGCCATCCATCTTCAACGTCGTGTTCGTTGTCCATTTTTTGTACCTGCTCTTCGTACCAGCCCATCGAGCCGTATGGCATCTCTACTTCTTCTTGATATTCGGGGTTCCACGCAAAATCCAGAGCGTGAACTGCCAGAGCGAGAGAGATGACACGGTCATCGTGAGGCGAGCCAGACATTTGGCCTCGATGGTTGCGTGTAAACCGTGAGAGTTCGGCGCATGTGGCAACAGACGGGATCCCATCTGAACGTCGTATTCTCATCCACTGATGCAAACCGTCGATCATTAGCGGCTTAGTGACTCGGGTCGTTTTCCAACCCCACTCCATCGTCCGTTTTCGGGTAACAGAGTTCAGACTCATCCGCCGCCAAATTCGCCGATATCCGAGTTTCCGTAGTTCCGTCACAGTCGTCAACCCGTGGTTGTTGACCTCAGGCAATATGAGTGCCGAGTTGTACCACGTTCCCAACTTGAACAACTCATAGCCAAACAAGTCGGCCTCGATATGGCCGTGCCATTCGGCCACGATCCGAGGTTCTTCGCCGACTGTCACAACGTGCGCTGTGCTGTAGTCGCCATGTGCCAAGCCTTCAGCGACATCAGCACCAATTACGTACGCCTGGTTTTCCTGCGGTTCTTCCCAAACATGAACAAACGAGCTTGAAGCAATATTTTCCACTGGCGTGAACGTCCGAGGGAAATCTGGCCCTGGCCCCTCAAGGTTCAACGTCAACAACGGTTCTTTCGCGCCAGCGTTCAACTCTTCCAACAGCTCAGCATTAAACACCATCATCCCTGAACGAATAAACGCCTGAGTCGGGTTTGACGGATATTCCTGATGAAGCTGCCACTCAGGCAGATCAAACTGCTTCTGCTTATACCACTCGTCATCGCGCTCGTATACCGAGTCCCAACCGTAGAACATCGGCTTGAACACAGATTTGCCTGTCTCAGCTCGCACCCACAAGTCTTCAAACTTGTTACCAGACCCGTTAGCTGTGCTGAGAAGGATGAGCTGACCGCCAATATCGGCGGTCGGCTCGATCGAAGCCCACGCCTCGCTTGCGTTCTCCAAGAACGCAAACTCATCAACAACGATCAAACGGCCCGTGAAACCACGGGCAGGGTTGTTGCCTGACGGCAACGACAAAATCTCAGAACCATTCGACAACTCAATCCTTGTCAAATTGCTGGTACGAACCCTCGGGCCACGAACCCTGAGCCAGCCAGGGATCCGATCCAACCCAAACTTGACTTTGCCCAACAACTCCTGAGCCTCACGCTCACCCTTAGAGAGCAACATGATTCGGGTATTCGGAAACCAAAACGCCAACCAAAAAACGTAGAACGCCACCAACGTCGACCAGCCAATCTGACGGGCCTTAAGAGTGATGCTGTTCTCGCCATCCAACCAACGCTGAAGAGCCGTCGACTGAGAAGTCCTAAGAGTAAACAGACGCTCACCCTTGGGATGCTGAATCATCCAGCACTGCTCAGCTACCCAATGCGGGTCCGCAGCGCCACGACGCCAGGCAGCCTCCCTACGAGCAAGCTCAGCATGATCATTGCCCAAGCTCACGTCGGACCGATCTCCAACACATCCTTGCCCTTAGACAAATACGTCTGGAGCTGATCATCAGACATGTTAGTAAACCGATCCTCAGCAGTCACATTGATCTGCAAAGTCGGAGGCCGCACCTTGTCAGCCAACGACAAAATCATTTTCGACGCAGCATCCCACTTCGGATGATCAGGATCAGCAGCAATTTTCAACGCCGCATGATAAATCGGCGAAATAGCGTCAGGCCCCAACACCGAACTATCAGCCATCTTCGTCCACAACTTCCGAAACCGCTCATCTTTCTTCCAACGCCGCAACGTCCGATCAGCGATCCCGTTCTCGGCAGCCCACGCCTTATCAGACAGGCGGTCGTGTTCCAAAGAAGTCAAATTTTCCAGATACGTCAGCACAATCGGAGGAGGCTCCTCCTCACCAACGTCCGAATTGTAAGACCAATGATAATCAGATGGCGTCTCTCCAGCTTCCATGTCCATACCGTGGACAGCGTACAGCGTCGGGGGTCGTAGACGCCCCTCCGCTAGGTAATCCTAGGTGATGCTAGGCAAACGCTAGGTGCCTAGCGTTAGGTTTAGCTAGGTCTAGCTAAGTCTAGTTAGTGGATGTGGGGGGAATCGAACCCCCGTGTCCCGCACCCCCAGTAGGAGGAGCAGCGAAGCCAACCTTCACACCCAATGCTTTAATGAGTGGCCCCCCTCAGGGGCCACGAATGCCAGAGCGGCTACTACAGTCCAGCCATGGAAAGGAGGGCCATACACACTCTAAGCGAGCCTGCGCTGGTGCGGGTCCGCTCGGGCGGCCCCGCTGCAAAGCGAGAAGCTAATATCACATGGACAGCGTTCATGTTAACGACCACTAACATACGCGCAGCGGACAACGAAACGGACAAGCATTCGGGGAATCAGAAACAATCTGCAGATCCAAGGTAATATATACACACGCGCGCACCCCCGCCCCCCCCTATACCCCCCCATCGAGGTCTGTGGGCGTTGCGTCTGTAGGTCTGTCGTCTCTGTAGCCTTCTTCCCTCCCTGTAGCGTGATCGGGTGCCTCTGTAGCGTGGTATATCGTGAAATACCATGGAAAGACGCATGCCGCTAGGGTAATGGTTTAACGTCGACCCCGACTTTCCCCATACAAACATAGGACAGGTGACGGTAATGGTGAACCGTGGTACCATGGTGTCTTACATAGGGGCGCATGCGTTCCACTACACATAAGGATGAACACACAATGACGAACACACAAGACACCGTAACTATTAAGCTCGCAGACCTAGCGACAATGCTTGTTGCTGCAGGCTATGCACTGCAGACTCCTGCGATTGCGCCGACCGTGCCGACCGTGGCGCCCGTGGCGCCCGTGACGCCCGTGACGCCCGTGACGATCGTGGAACCTGCAGAGGATCCCGCGCCTACGTTCACGATTGCGCCGAAAGGCAACGGTACTGCAGAACGTAAGAGCCGCGGTGGGAAGACGCCACCTGCACCTAAGGCGACCGTAAAGCGTCCGCGTGGACCGCGTACGCCTGCACAGCAGGCAGGGATAGCTAAGACGCGGTTCAGTAAGCACACAAACACAAACAACGCGCAGATCTGGCACGACCTCTGTGTAGCGACAGGTGACGCGGACCGCGTGAAACTGTGCGTCGGTACGCTTAAGACTGCAGGCATGCGCGTGGCGAAAGGTACCGTCAAGAACTGATTCGCTCTG